TGTCTTGGAAGTCGGTGTATCCATTCCAGAGCGTCACCGAACCATTTGCCGACAACTCAATCTGGCTTCGCCCATCCTTCATAACATAAAGAGCGGGGTCATCGCCGTTGTCAACATAAAGGGCGCCAGTGACATTTATGCCCCAGCCATCCTTCTGCTCGATATCAGACACTTTGATAGGCGTGGCAAATGATGTGTCGCTGTGGCCCACATAAACCTTTGTGCCGCTAGTACCCAATCCCAAATAGCTGTTGCTTGAGTTTGAGTAGATGCCCAACGTGTTTATGCGGCTAGTGTCTCTTGATCCGGTGTCTGGCTGACTCCGCACATCAAGCGGCCCCTCCATGTTGTCGCCGCCAGTCTTGCTAACACAACCATCGAGATTTATATCCCCGGATTCAATGCTCTCAATCGCGTTATAAAGAAACTCGTTTACGTCACGCTGATTCTTGAGATTGGCAAGCTCCTCCGGCGTTCCGATGAATTGCCCGTTCTTTGCATTGCGAAATGGATTCGGATTTACGGCGATCGCGTCGGTCGTTAATGAGAACTTGACATTGCGACCACCGGCTATTCCGACTCCAGTAATCGGATCGGAGGCGCTCGAGGTGGGGAACTGGCTGAACTTAGTTCCGCCCTGCCCGGACTCGGTAATCAAGGTGTCTTTAGTGACAACCCCGCCGCCACCACCGCCGCCGCCGCCGCCACCATCGGCGCCGCCACTCCCGTACATGTCGTGAGCAATTGCGCTCAACATGTACCAGTAATCTATGCTCCTAGCTTCGCCAAAATGGCCGTGAGGGAAAACACCTTTGACAGGCGAGTGGCACAAATAGCTGGCGCCACCAAAGTGAACGACGTCGCCACGCTCATATCTCTCTGTGGCAATAAACGGGCCGCGATAAAAGCTAATCGGCGCTGCCTTTTCATCTAAAAGATGAGACTGAAGGCTCTGCCACAATTCTTTTACGTGGTTTTCTGCTGCCTTCAGGAACTGCTTATTTTCACTGGCCGAGGCCTGCTTTGTTACCTGAGCGGCTGTTTCGAGGAACGGCGCAAGGGAAACATCCACCGCATCTAGGGTGTTGTCTGCCTTTGATATCACTGCGACCAGGTGGGAGCCACGCAATTCTAGGCTTTTAATTTCGGAACCGTCTCGGCCGTCCTTGCCCGGTTTACCTTCAATGGATTTGCCGTCTTTACCGGGCTTGCCTGCTTTGCCCTGTGGTCCCCTTCCGGCTACGCAAGAGGCCACGCCTTTGTTGTGAAGAAAAAGACCGAAGTCCTTTATATATAAATCGCCGTCCCGGTAACTAAAGTCTTTTTGAAATGTGCCTGTCAACCGGAAACCGGAATTGCCGACGCGCTCCCAGTCTTCGGAGTCTGGACCGGAGGAGGTATCGCGTAGTGCTTTAAAGTACTGACCGAAATGGTGCGCGACCACTGCGCCCTCACGATACACACCGGGCTCCCAAGCGGCAGTGTCTATGCCTAACCCATCCGCTCCGGTGTCACCTTTTTCGCCCTTTTCACCGACTATGGATTCGCCGGGAGGGCCCTCTGGGCCTGCGGGTCCAGCGGGACCGACAATGGTCTCCCCCGGTTCACCTTTCTCTCCTTTTTCGCCTTTTATAGACTCGCCGGGAGGCCCCTGCTCACCCGGTGCGCCGTCTTTGGGCACCGGCAGGTCATCTACAGCATCCTGAAGATCGGAAACCTTTTTCTCTATTTCGGAAAGGCTCTCACGGACAAAATCACCGACACCCTGCGCTAGATTTTTCCAGTTTTTGTCACTCATTCATCCACTTCCGAAATTCTCTAATGTCGATAACAGTCTCCTCGGGCTCCGGCTGTACCTCCGGCTGTTCCTCTTGCCATCCCAGCGGCACCATCTGCTGCTGAACAATAGGCCGGTCACCGTTCTCCACAGGGCCAAGGTTTTCACGGCGCCGAGCCTCATTGACCGTATACAAGCCACCCTGTACCGCTCTGGTGAGACCGTCGACCCGGGATAGAAAATCGGTCCGCAGTAGCCCGGTTACGTCAAACTCAATTTTCTCGCCGGGCGGCAATGCAAATAGACGGGTAAACGACTGCTCGAGGTTTTCCAAAAGCGACCCGAGCGAAATAGAGAGCCACATAGACACAAGCGTTTCGGCGTTACTCAGGGTGCTATTGCTCATGTCACCAATTACCGGAAGCGGCGTCCCATAAACCCGAGCGATGTCTTCAATGCTCATCCGCTGCGCTTCGATAAGCTGGGCATCTTGGCTAGTAATCCCGAGGCTCTGAAATTTGAGATTGCCTGACAGAATTGGCACATGGCCCTGCGATAGCCGCTGGCTTTGCTGCGCCCACGCTTCTCGGAGACTTGTAAGCTGGTCCCGGTTCAAAAGCTGATCCGTCGATAGGACCCCACTGGGCCTCGACATATTCGCAAAGAAGGCCGCCTGTGAGCGCGACAGCGCGACGTTAATACCAGCGGCCATAGAGGCCGCCTTTAATGGGCTTTCGCCTATAAGGGCGTGTCTGGGGCACAGAAACCGTAAATGCAGGACGTCCCGGGCAGGAACCAAGTAATCGGGAGGTAAATCGTCCAAAAATGGGTTACTGCCTACCGCATAAAATAACTCGCCCTCGGTTACATACGGCGTACAGGTGCGGCTATCCATTCGGTCTAATCGAATAACGACACCGCGCTCGTCCCGGGTAGCTAGAGAGAAGGACTCGCCGTCGAAAAGCATCTGAGCCACACAGTTGATAATGTACTGGCTGAAAGTCTCGTAATTGTTAGGCCTACGGAAAACGCTCGCAGGTCCGCTTTCGGAAAGCACCTCGGTGTTTCCTACATTATCGAGCCTCTGATGCTTGGGGACGCACTGGGATACTGCCCGGGCATTAGCCATTACTGCGGCATAAGCAGCAGGTATTTGTTTGCCGTCTAAATTAGGGAGCTCAAGGTTACGCTGAAACCCGTCCTCAATTCGACCGAGCTCGTACCAGCCGCCCAACTCGCCCTGTCCATAAAACGGACCGCGCTGTGATCCTTCAGGACCCCAGAGGGATTTAATCCTCGTCAGTATCGACATTGTCGGTTGTCTCGATGTCCTTTTCTGCAATCACTTTTTTCTTTCGTCGCTTAACGACCTTTTTCAAAATTGGCTTGTCAGAGATAACCTTCAGGGCTCCACCGCCGACTCGGGGGTCCTGTACAAGCTCTTGTTCAATTAACTTTTCTGCCAGCGCTGCATCGCACTGAACAAAACCAGTCCTGCCGTCTAATTCTTCCAATTTCTGGAAAGCCCAAACTGTCGTCACTTCCTTTCTCCTTAAAAAAAGGGGGACCCGAAGGTCCCCAAGTCCGTGAATTAAGCTGGCACGTTGTTGATAACGATGACCGAGCCTTCGCGCAGTTGGTCCCAAGACACGTTCCAGATCGCCCGAAGCGCATGCGAATCCGTCTGGTACAAAGACCGAACCGGAGCCGCCGCAGTGCCGTCAGCTTGGACAAGAGGCGCTGCAGGATTGGCTTCGTGGATGCTAGCCACGTTGCTACCCAAGAACCGTGGCGCACCGCCGGCAAACGCGATTTCCGCACAATCAATGAGGAAAATCAGGTCTGCAGGACAGGTGGTGCTGGTTACTACAGGAATTCCCAGCAGGCTGCCGTTAGCCATCGTTGGGAATGCAGGAGCGCCTACCGCGTTGGTCATGACGGTCAGGTCCATAGCAACAGCCGGGTGCATAATCCATACAGGACTTGCTCCAAGTTGCTTACTGGCCATTTCCTTCACGGCCGCCTTCAAAACAGCCAAAGTGCCGTCCAGAGTGGTCATACCACTTCCATCGATCGGCGTACCTGCAAGATTCTGCATGCCGGGAGGCTGGATATCCGTGCCGGCTAGGTTAGAAAGGAAAGCCGCATCAAGCTTAATAGCAGTATCGCGTACCATCATGTCCCGGATAAGGGTCAGGATGTTCGGAGTGCTTCGCTGGAGAAGTTCATCCGTGTAGTGCGAGATGACACCCATCTTTTTGGGAGTAAGTGTCTTGCTCTTGAAGCCACCGCCCTTAACAGGAATTGCTTCACCTTCGCCTACGAACTCTGCATCGAGAGTAGGAGTATCTGCACGCATGGGAACCTTAACCGAGCCGTATGAACCAAAGTCAAAACGGTTCAGAGGCAGGTTAGGCACGATGGAGGCGGGAGCCAAAAGATCCATGAATCCGAGGTAACCCTCTCTCACGAGTTCTGCTGCCCATCCTGACGTTTGCGTATCAGCAATAGGCTGTGCTGCTTTCTGAACGATTCCAGAAACTGCTTTAACCCGGTCGTCACTACCGAAACGAGCTTCGAGGCAGTGCTGGATAGGCATACGAGTTTCGAAAGACTCGATAGCCGCCACAGCGTTTGCGACGATAAGGTTTACGGGGTCATCCAGAAGATTGCTGGTGCTTTTGATAAAGGCAGGCGATGCTTTAACCGCCACCTCTTCGCGCTGCGGCACAGCCGCTGCCATAAGGTTTTGCTCTACCCGGCGCAGACGGGCTAATTCTGCAACGCCCTTCTCGACGTTATCATTTGCCTCGTCCATAGCGGTAAGAACATCAGCGTCCGCTGGACTCTCATCCAGTGCTTTCGCCAAGTTTGTAAGGGTGTCGCGGTTTGCTGTCAGTGACTGCTCGGCCGCAATAATTTGCTCAGAAATAGACATTAGTTGTCTCCTGTTGATTTTAAAGTTTCATTTGCTTTTTTGAGCGTAGCGGCCGCTCGCTCCTTAACGTCTAGGACCCGGGACTCCAACTCGAGCAACTGCTCCTCAGTGACCTGGACACCTTCGGCGTCGTACTGCTTCACCTCAGCGATACCCGCGCCAGCATTGGCCGGGATCGTGACTAGACTGAGCTCCAGTATTTCGAAGCTCTCAAAAATTCTGCCTGTGGCTGTTGCTTTTGATTTCAGAGAACGGAAACCAATTGACAGGCCGCGCTTCAGGCCGGCTTTGACCTGCCGCCAAGCTTTTTCGATGTAAGGGAGGTCAGAGTCCTTAGCGATAAAGGCCTCGATATAGATACCGTCGTCTGCGACTTCTGCCTTAGTGACCTGACCGACCGGCATGCTGTGGTCGTGACCGTCAAGCAGCGGAAAAGGCACAGAAAACTGTGCGCCCTTCGGCATGACGATATCGCCCTCACGGTCGGCATTTGGCGTAGAGGCAATGCCTCGAATAATGCGCTGCTCCTCGTCAAAGGCCTTTACCTCAAACGTCGAATAAAGTTTTGAATCCATGTTTTTTTTCCTTTCGCAGACGGACGCCGAAATACCGTCGGGAAAGGTGTCGGCTATGGTGCGCCAGCTACCTTCGACGGCGTCGTCGGGGCTAAATTGGGGAAGGATGTAATGCGTGACGGAGCCGTCCTCTGCCTCGCGGGTACGGACGGTGTCGGATTTGAAGTCGTGGTCATTGGCCCAAGCGACAGCCTGAGCCTCAGTGAATCTATCTGACCGAAACCACAGCGCCTGAAGGTCCATTATTCCTATCTCGTCTTTCGGGAGATGAGGTCGGACCGCCGTGGCTACCGTTCGCTCGGTTTTTATTGCGTTTCCATTTGGGGTCGCGGCTACGAGTCACAGACACACCTGTGGAATAGGGTTTTTTTAATTATCCAGAATGTGAACGGGTTTTGAAGAAAGGCCAGAGACCGCATGATCGCTGGGTTTTTTGGCGTTTTACCCGAAACCGGGTCATTTATTCTCAGTTTGTATCCCTGAAAAGGCCCAACTATTTAACCGCTCAACCATATCCTGTACGACATACGTGTCGCTTTAGGCTACGCAATCCAGAAGCCGACGTCCGAAGGTATGCCCTCGGGCTCGGCCAGCAGGGGATACGCTGCCATGAGCAGGGCCAGCAGGGCGTCAACTTTAGGACCATGCTGTTTTGGCTTGGAGATTTTGCGGTTACCTGCCGGGTCCGACACCACGATTGCGTTAGCGAGGGCCATATTCATGATTGGATTGTTATCTAGGAGCACCCGGCGCTGCAGAAGTGCGGTCTCCAGTGCCTGCACCCGGGGAGAGATAGACTTATAGCCCTGTCTAACCTCCTGCCACTGGCAAGTGGTGCCAAAACCTACCCTCTCGGCGGCCGCCCGGAACTCAAGAATTTGCCAGTCGTCAAACTGGATGGTCGAAACCGATACCTCCTCCTCCCACAGCCTCAGCTTTAAGTATTCGCACACTTGGCCGTAATCAACCACATCTCCATCGGGCGCATAGAGCACCTCCCGGTCTACCCACTCCCGATATGGCACCTTATCCCGCCGGGACCGCTCCTCTACGCCACCCCGGGGAGTAAATCCGAAGGTTTTGACGTGCATTACCTCGTCCTCGTCCAAGCAGCAGATCACCGCTGCCGTGAGGTCGTTGCGCCGGGACAGGTCTAGACCCAGATGTACCGACCCGGAGGCCCGAAAGACGTCCCAAGAGGATTCTCCGTTGTTTTCTTTGACGATACCGGGCGCAAATGCCAGAGAATCCAGCGACACGCGCTGGTTCAACAATAGATTTCGGGAGCTCGCCTCCATCGAGGGTAGCCGCTGGGCTTGCTTCAGTTGCTCGCACAAATCGGCCTCAGATCGGAAGATACCCAGCGCCGGGTTGGCCTTTTTCCACTGCCGTTTGTCCATCAGATCGGCGTTTTGGTCGGCACAATAAACGTGTGAAACCGTTTTGGGGTCACCTGATCGTTCCGCATCGTCGATAATCATCGAGAAAAAGTCTGCGTCTGCCGAGGCCTGTGTGCTGATGAATATCTGGATGGCGTCCTCATAGGCGCCCTGCGAGGTAAGGATTGCCTCGACAAACGGGCTCATCGGCCCTTTTATCTGCCCGACCTCGTCGAGGACCGCTAGTTTCGGGCTCAGTCCGTGGGCCGTGGTCCCGTCTGCTGCCAGCGCACGATATTCGACATTTTTAGCCATCCCGATGATGCGTTTACCGGATGTCACCACCCGGTACAGTCCATCGAGGTCCGAGTTTAATTGGAGCATTTTGGCCGCTAGGTTAAACACCAGCGCTGCTTGGTCCCGGGACATAGCGCCGGAGACCACCTGCGAGTTACGAACAGCCTCTGGGCCTATGATGTGGGCAAGCATTATCGAGGCAATCAGCGCCGTTTTTCCGTTCTTCCTCGCGATAGCCAAGATCGCTCGCCGGGTCACCGCTTTGTTATCGTAGACAGCCTTTATCCATTTTTTCTGAAAGGGCGCCAGTACCATCGGCTGCCCTACCCCAGTCCCCTCGGGCACGACGCAAAAGGTCTCAATAAAGGCAATAACCCGCTCACCACGGGTCATTTTTTTAGGCATTAAACGCCTCGCCGGTTTCCGCGTTAAAAGCTTGCTGGCCGGTAAAATCCATCCAGCGCTTGACGATAACGTCGCAGTATTTCGGGTCGAGCTCGATTAAACGGGCGTGCCGGGACTGCTTCTCACACGCGATTAGGGTAGACCCGGAGCCACCAAAGCAGTCGATAACTATATCGCCGGCCTTGCTGGAGTTGTTTAGGGCCCGCTCGATGAGCTCAACGGGTTTCTGAGTTGGATGTACATAATCGCCAGTGCTGCCCCGGCTTAAAGCCCAGACATCACTCTGTGACTTGTCGCCGTACCATTTCCCGGACGAATAGAAAATAAATTCGTGCTGCGGACGATAGTCGGCCATGCCTAACCCGATCGACTTCTTATCCCAGACAATACAGGCCTTGAGCTCCCGGCCTATCTGAGCCATCGCTTCCTCAAATTCCGAGTAGGTCCTCCACGTAAAACAGCAGTACATTGGCACGTCGGGTTTGGAAAAGGTCAGCGCCGTTGATATAGCGTCCCGGACCAGTGATATCAAAGAGTCCCCCGTCAGGTCGTCGTTTTTAATCATGCCGTGGGCCTTAACACGATCGCCTTTTTTGCTGTCTCCCGCACTTCTGCCACCGCCGTAACTCATGCCATACGGCGGGTCGGTGAAAACTAGGTCGGCGGGACCGTCGATAATACTTTCGTAAACGGTCGTGGATGTGCTGTCGCCGCAGACGACTCGGTGGTTACCGCACTCCCAGACCGTACCTAATACGGACTGTGGCTCTTCAGGCAGGTGCGGCGTAGCGTCCTCGTCGGTCAGGCCCTCTACGACATCGGGCTTGAGTAATTTGGCTAACTCGTCCCCGGTAAAGCCCATGAGCTCACCGTAATCCGCTGCGAGGTCAGATAACTCCGCTGCAAGCACCTGGTCATCCCAGCCGGCGTTCAGAGCCAACTTATTGTCCGCAAGGATTAACGCCCGTTTACGCTCCGGCGACAGATCGGTCACTACGATAGCCGGGACGGTATTTAGGCCCAGCTTGCGAGCCGCTAGGAGTCTGCCGTGGCCGGCGATGAGGTTATTGCCCTCGTCAACCAGTAGCGGATTGGTAAAGCCAAACTCCGTGATGCTGGCTGCCAACTGCGCTACCTGAGCATCGTTGTGGGTACGCGCATTCATGGCGTAAGGGATAAGGTCCTGCACCGCTACCTCGGTGTGCTCATAAAACATAATCAGTCTCCCGGGCTAGCCAATAGTGACAGGGCGCCCTTCGAGCGAACGACGTCCAGAGCTCGCTCGGCCTCGAGGCCGGCGTTGTTGAGTGTTCGCGCATCTGCAGGTAACTGCGTCAGGCTCATTGAGCGGATAACCGCAAGCTGTTGCCTAGTGAGAGTGTCTAGCACCCGGAGCATCGGGTTTTCGACAAGGGTTCCGCGTTGGTTGCGGATGAGGGGGCCGGACTTATCGACCGTGGCTTGATAGGTCCGTATGTCGGCCTCGAGGCGAACTACCTTCGCCAGAAGCACTAAATCGAACTCACGCCAAGACTCGCGTCCTCGCGCACGCGTGAATTGTAACCAGAGGGTCCGCTCCATGTCACTCTTTAGATCGATGCCATCGGGCACCGGGATTTCGTTTTCAGCCGTCTGCAGCGCCTTCGCTTTCTCGTCCGCAGAATCGCTTCGTCCTTTCCTAGCCATGTAATACCCTCCGTTTTTTCGTATTAGCGTTAATTGTGTAA